ATTGTTATGCAAGCCGGTAAAGCACTGATTCCAATCTTGCGTTTGCTTAATCAGTTAATTCAAGCGGGTATTCATGCATTCTCTCAATTAAATCCACACATCAAAGAAGGCTTGGCCATTGGTCTACGCTTTGCAATGCTGGCTTTAATGTTTAGTGCTATGGCCAAGTCGTTAGGCTTATTGCTTAAGTTCATACCGGCACTAAAAACCTTTATTGGTTTGCTCAAGTTATTCCGTCTCGCATTCTTAGCTTCACCGATTGGAATTATCCTTGCATTGGGTGCAGCACTTGCATTGCTCTACGATGATTACAAAACTTGGAGAGAAGGCGGCAAGTCACTATTTGATTGGTCTAAATGGACCAATGGTATTGAGACCATCATTAATAAGATTAAGGACTTTTTAGATATTCTCGATAAAGTCAAAGATAAGACAATCGAGTTTGTTCAAAAAGTTATTCATGATCCTGCTGGTGCTCTTAAAGAGGTTGCCACTGAAGTACAGCAAGGCGTAGAAAATGCTAAGAAGGCTGTACAAAATTATGTAAACCCTACAGATCCAGATAAAGTCACCCCAACACAAGAGAAAGTAGCTGGTGCTACCAACTTTATTAAGAGTGCCGTTGAAAAGGGTGTGGCGGCAACTGCAGGAGCGGCAAAAGCTACTGTGGGGGCAGTTAAAGGGGTTGTGTCTGGCTCATTGGGTAGTTCAATTAGTGGCATGAATGGTTCCATACTGCACCTATCAAAACAAGATATTGAGGATCTTGTAAAGGTTACTTCTACTGAAGTTGTAGGGTCTTTGAAGGGTGAAGCTTTTACAAAGCAAACGCAGGGAGTTGTAGATACAATCCTTAATCGTGTAGCTTCAGGTAAGTGGGGGGATTCTGTTCGGGATGTAGCAAATGCTCGACGCCAATTTAGCAAAATAACGGGGCCGAAATCTTATAAAACAAAAGACGGTAAGATTATTAATCTTAATCCTTATGGAAGTGTGCAAAATATGCCAAATAAGGATGTTAACCCAAGAGTGAGAGCCGAAGTTCTAGCATATCTGGAGGAAAGATCCAAAGGAAAAGCCTCAATTGTTGGAGAGCACTTAAATTATGCAAATCCATATTCTTCAGACAAAAAGAATAGGAAGGCTTGGGTTGATGCTTTTTATGCGAAGGCACAAAAAGAAAATATGGTATTTGGATCGGGCAAGGCGGTACATGGGCATGGTACAACCAATGATTTAATTAAATTCAAACCAAAGCCATTTAAGCTCTCAATTCGAGATAATAAGTTGCCAAGTAATATTGGATTATCATCAAATGATAATATCAAAACGTTTACTCCCCCTTCAGGCAATCCGCATAAATCACAGATCAATAATTCAAATGCTATGACAGCTAGTAATGTAGTTATTAATCAAACTTATCAAACTGATATGACGATTAATGGAGCATCAAGTCCTATGGAATCGGCTAATGCAGTTAAACGTCAACAAGAAAATGCGCTGACGTTTATGGCGAGAGGTGCAAAAGGGGTATTGGTTGGTTAGTTTAACTGATTTTTTAAGAAGCTAATTCTCTGCTCTATTAGTTCGGCTTGGCATGCTAAGTCATAAGCAATTTGACCAGAACCATATCCAGCATCGGCTACTGTGAAGTCACCACACTGTAAATCTTTATATTTTAACCACGCTTTCTGAGCATTATCTAGCTCCTGCTTTGCATCGGTTTGTTTGTAGAGTTTTGCATATGTCGTATTTAAATCTTTCTTGAGTAATGTGATTTCACTAGCTAGACATTGCTGAATTTCGTGTGAAGTCTTCGGGTCGTTACAATCTGCCAAAACCCCAACACTAAAAGTTGACGCTATTGTAGCAATGATTAGCTTTTTCATATGGAACCTTTGAAAAATAATGACTTAGGAATGAGTTGGTAGGTTATTTTTTATATATACGCCTTTTTATATTATACGAGCGAAATTATGGCAATAGGAACATTATTAAATGGTGCCCTAGGATCCGCTTCGGCACTACCCGGCACTGAGGTCTTAGGCTCATTGTTATTGTCTGGCCGTGGACGAACAATCATGGGGCTTTTTGCCGATGTTACGATCGAAGAAAAGCATAAAGATGAGCTTAAAATCACCGAACATCCCACGGAAGTTGGTGCACCAATTTCAGACCATGCCTATAAGGAGCCGCCAGAAGTTACTATGAAGGTGGGATGGTCGGAAAGTGCTGGCACTTTAAATGGTTTTTTAGGCGATACCGTTCTTGGTGGCAATACAAGCCTTACTATTGTGTATCAAACTTTACTGCAATTGCAGGATCAAGCTGTACCTCTAATTATCTCTACAGGTAAACGCCTCTACACAAACATGTTAATCAAGTCGCTTGGTTGCACGACGGATCGACAAACTGAAAATGTATTAATGATTGATATCACATTTAAAAAAGTGCCGATTGTTAGTACAGAGATGGCACTTGTAGCAATCGAGAATCAAGCAAGCCCGGAAGCTACTGCAGGCGTTTCAAATGGTGGTACGGTTCAGGCAAAAGAAGTAAGCACTTCTGCCTTAGGTCAATTGTTTGGTGGTGCTCAAGTTGGTGGAGGGTGGGAATTTAAAAACCCATTTGGTGGATCATGATTTACGAAATCCCGCTTAATAATGGCAATCAAAAATTCAATCTCCGTCTCGGTGGTGCACAGTACAAGCTGCAGCTTATCTACCGGGTTAAAAGTTGGTATTTAGATATTTTTGATAATGCTGAGAAACCGTTAATTGCTGGCTTGCCTTTATTGATGGGTGATAACTTGCTTGTTCAACACCAACACATTATTAAGGGTGCATTATATGTCCTTAATACCAATGAAGATGAAAACCAGGCGTTTAGTGATTTGAGCACAACAATAAAACTGTTCTGGAGTGACACATGACAATGCAATGGATGCGTAATTTTAGGCTAACCATTCAAGTCGATAAAAATACACCCGATGCTTTAAATTTCTCTGATTTTAAAGTTACCTTCGTTGTAAGCCAGGCAACTAATGAACAGCCTAAAGCTGCAGAGATTTATATTTATAACCTTTCTCATCAAACTATGAATCTTTTAGCCGGTGTTGGGGATTCTAAAAAGGATACTCAAGTAATCCTGGCGTGTAGTTATGGTAATGATGAGCCTGAGGTTATTTTTAAAGGTAGTGTTTTTCAGTTCAGGCGTGGCCGAACTAGTCCAGTAGATACTTATCTTTGTGTATTGGCCATATCGGGCGACCAGGTAAAAAGCGCTGTCATAAATCAATCTGTACCGGCTGGCACTTCTATTCAAGGTTTAAGTGAGCTAATAGAAGAAGAGGTTAAAAAGCACGGAATTGATGTAGGGGAAATCGTTGCGCTAAGTGATCAAAAATATCCACGTGGACGTATTCTTTTTGGAAGTTTACATGGATATATCGAGAAGATTGGTAAAGAAAATAATGTTACTTATGACTACTCAGACGGCGTTTTAACCTCAACCGAGCTGGACAAATGGACCATTCAGCCGATGTTTGTATTAACAGCAAATACTGGCATGGTAGGAATGCCCCAGCTCACCAGTGAGGGTTTAATAGTAAAGTGTCTGATTAATCCTAAACTCAAACGGAAGGACCGCATTCAAATAGATCTAACAAATTTACAGTCAGAGAATTTTGATATTTCCTACGGTGGCCAACAGGTAGACCAACCGCAAAAAACGCCAAAGCTTGCAACCAATGCCCAAGGCATTTTTGTTATCCAGGCAATTGAGCATAGCGGGGATACGCGCGGGGATGAGTGGTACACAACAATGGTTTGTACTGCACTTGGTTCGGTTGTTCCAAAAAGCGGTATTTCTATTAATGCTGTAGATGATAGCTGGACACCGACATCGGGAGGCGAATAAATGGCATTATCAAATAATGAGCGCGCCCCGGATCTGCTAAGTATTATCAAAGATGCGGTTACAGAAGAAATCTTAAGCTTGTGGACCAACTTGCCATGTGAAGTAGTTAGCTATGATCCTGATGCTATAACGGTTGAAGTAAAGCCATTAATCAAAGTGCCTGTGCGAACGGTCGACGGCAGTATTGAAATGATCGAAATTCCAATTCTTCAAGATGTGCCGGTAGTGTTTCCTTGCGCTGGTGGCTTCACCATTACCCATCCTATTAATGTGGGTGATGAGTGTCTAGTAAACTTCTCTTCTCGTAATATCGACTTGTGGTGGCAGTCTGGTGGGGTACAAAACCCATTTGACACTCGACATCATGATTTATCAGACGGTTTTGCTTTCTTTAAGCCACAATCTCAAGCTAAAAAGATTAAAGATGTTTCTACGGATAACTTGGAAATTAGAGCAGATGACAATGCAACTAAGATCCAAATAACACCAGGTGGAATTATCAATTTCATTGGCCAGAAAGCAGTATTTCATTGTGATGTGGAAATGAAAAAAACACTTACAGTTACAGGGTTAATTAAATCACTTGAAGATGTGGTGGCGAAGACTGTGAGTTTAATTAAACACATTACTACCGGTGTTAAATCGGGTCCTGACGAATCAGGTCCACCTAAACAATAGAAATCCAAATGAGGGGCGCGAAAGCGTCTTTTTTTATGCGCTATAGAAAACTTTCAAGTGATGGCGACTATGTTTTTGGATCTGGCAAGAATGACTTTCTTGTGAACTCTCCAGAGACAGTCGCGCAAGCAATTTTGTCTCGTTTAAAACTTTGGCTTGGTGAATGGTTTGCTGATACTTCAGACGGGACAGGTTGGAATCAGTCAATTGTGGGTAAACATTCTAAAAATCTTTACGAGCTCACATTAAGACAACGAGTTTTGGAAACACCTGGTGTTTTAAGTATTGTGGATTTTCAAAGTTCACTAGATACAGAAACACGTCATTTAACTGTATCAATGACAGTCAACACAATTTTTGGCGAAGCATATCTTAATGGGGATGTAACTACATGACTTTAACTACAGTTGCACCAGTTATTACTGATGCTGGTCCCATTGCACCAACTTATTATGAAATCGTTGATTATCTAAAAACGGAATATAAACGTATTTATGGAGCTGATGCTTACCTAGAAAATGATAGTCAGGACGGCCAGTGGATCGGGGTGTTTTCCCGTGCGATCGCTGATGTCGGTGCGGTGATTGTTGACACATATTCTACTTTTTCCCCCAAGACTGCCGTTAAAGATGCACTTTCTCGAAATGTGGCCATTAATGGAATTAGTCGACAGATACCAACATTCTCTACTGTGGATTTAGAAATTACGGGTACACCTGGCACAGAAATTACAAAAGGCTACGCCCTCGATACCAACGGCAATCAGTGGATGTTTCCTGATTTAGTCACTATTCCAGAATCTGGCATGGTGGTGATTACTGCTAAAGCGAAAAAGCCTGGCGCAATTCTGGCAATGAGTAACACCGTTACCATTATTGGCAAGCCTACACGTGGTTGGAAAGGTGTAAATAACCTTGCTACATCGTCGCTAGGCATGCCGGTTGAATCAGACGAGAAGTTAAGACAACGCCAGGCACTTTCTGTGGCCATTCCTTCGCAGTCTAAAACAGACAGTATCAAAGGGGGAATTTTTAGTTTGGCCGGTGTTTCACGCTGTAAGACTTATGAGAATGACCATGATTCTATAAACGATCTTGGTATTCCAGCACATACTTTATGTGTGGTTGTAGCTGGAGGAGATGCCAACGAAATTGCCGGCATTATGCGAGCCAAAAAGAGTCTAGGGTGTGGATGGTATGGCAATGTAAATGTGACGGTCATTAATGCATTTGGAGATGAGGAGACGGTAGCGATCTACCGTCCTGATATTGTCAGCATTGGTTTTAAATTAAATATTGTTGGATCTGCTGAGTACACCAAAGAGATTGAAGAGAATATTAAGCAAAACCTGGCAGATTATGTGAACCAGCTCGATATCGGGGATCGCATTATGAAGAACAAGCTTTATATCCCGGCTGGATTATTTGGCAATCTCGACTCAGAAACCTATCAAATCGACTCAATTGAAATCATAGCAAATGGAGTCACTATTGATGGGAATTACAGTCTTGAATTTAACGCCGTGGCTTATTGCGATACTGACAATATTGAAATTAACACTTCTGGAGGGTTCTAGTGGATGCAAGTAAATATATAGCACTACTTACCAGCCAGCATCGAGACAAGCCTAAATTTAGAGAGACAGTTGAGACGTCTATTAATCCTTTAATAGATTGTCTTGAATGTCTCAATAGTCTGGGGGGTAAGTTTGATCTAGAGACCGCCAAAGGTGATCAACTGCAAATTATTGCCGATTGGGTCGGTGCACCAAATTCGATACCTAACTCTGTACCAGTTCCTTATTTTGGTTTTCAAGGACAACCAGCAGCTTTGCCCTGGCGTGAAATTGATGATCCAACTTTTAAAGCGGGGTTTTGGCGTGAGTCGGGGATGAGTGGATATACCGCTTTAAAAATGTCACCGCAGCTATTTAAACAGGTTGTGAAGGCAAAGATTTTATTGAACAAAAGTGATTGTTCAGAATTATCTGCAAAAGAAATTATTTCTCTAATTATCGATAAACCTTTTAAGTTTAAAGATAACCAAAACATGACTGTAACTTTTACATTTCTATCTAGTTATGAAGTCTTTGAAAGAGAATTAGTTAAATTAATGTTCCCTTTACCTTCCGGGGTGAGATTGATTTTTGAGGGCGAAGATGACTATTGAAAAATTAACTGAGTTTGCAAAACTTACAGATGAAAACAGTAGTAATACGCAAGGGCTGGAGCTTGAAAAAGGTTTTCCTTCACTCTTACAACCAGCTCGGCAATGGTTTAACTGGTTGCTTAATTCCTTAACTAAAAAAATCAATGAAATCATTGATGGCAAATTAGATAAAGACGCTACTTCAGCTTCAGCAACAAAGTTGGCCACAGCAAGAAAAATTGGCGGTATTTCTTTCGATGGTACTGCTGATATCGATCTAGCTGGAGTCAACAAGAAGGGCGATCAAGACACCTCAGGTAATGCAGATACGGCTACAAAGCTTAAGAATGCAAGAGACATTAAAATTACAGGTGTTGTGCAGGGCAATGCGAGTTTTGATGGTTCGGGCAATATTGAGATTAATACCATTGGTGGTGCCACATTAGGCGAGAAAGCAATCGCGATTATCCGTCTAAACGGAGCAAGTTTCGATTTAGTTAAAAGCCGTGGCTTTGCTTCAGTGACAAATGAAGGTGGTGGTCAGATTGAGTTTACTTTAAGTGCTGAAGCACCTGATTTGGATTATGGACTTGTGTGTACAGGGACGAGCAATCGCGCGGATGCTGTAAGCTTGCAAGAGCGAGAAGACTTTGTCAGGACAAAAACAAAATTTCGCTTAACGGGAGCTTTCGGTGGGGATAACGCGCCAGGTGCATACACTCCCAAGATTTGTACAGTAGTCGTCTATTACTAATCTGATTTTATAAATTTTATGACCGCCTTCAGGCGGTTTTTTGTTGCGTGGAGATCCATAAAGATGGCAACAAACTGGAATGCGGTATTAGCCAATATCAATAATGCCGCCGACATCCTGGCTATTCTTCGAAAAGTGCTAGGTCTATTAGATGGCAAAGTTGATTTAACTCGTATTGATGAAATTATCCAAGACATTACCAACATGGAGACAGATGTTAAATCTGCTTTGATGGAAGTAAATTCTGCATTAACTGAGTTTGATAGCCAAGCTCAAGAGGCAATTCTTGAGGTTATTGAAGCTGGTTTAATGGAGGGGTATGCAACTGAAGCGGAGCTTTTAGCAACTCGTCCAACTGTATTAAAAAAATATGCAAAGGCTGAAGATACTGATGTGGTTTGGTTCTGGAATAAACCGGAAGGATCTTCAGATGGAAATTATTGGATAAGCACCGGGTTAAGCGACTTATCTAAATCTATTAATTATACAAATGATAAAACGACCACCATTGTTAATGCTATGGATATCAAAATTGGAGATGATCCCAAAATTGATAGCATTTATTCTGATGCACTTGGTCGCCCTTTAGCTTACTACGATAAAGAAAATGAATGTTTTGTCGGTGTAGGTTTGTTTGAGTCACTTTTTAAATTAATTGGCCAGCTTAAAACATATAATGACGAGCGTTATAGCACTGACCCAGTCGATGCAAATGGCCGCCTTCTATATGGCTGGGATAAGCTCACAGATAGATTTTTTTGCGGTGAAAATCTCGGAGGCCAGCAGCAAACAAAGGTTTATAAATATTATGAGCAAAAACCACTTACTCTCGAAATAAACCATATTTTGAGTTATGGCCAATCCTTATCGGTAGGAGCTACTGCCACAACACTTTTAAGCACGTCGCAACCGTACTTCAATAAAACATTTAGTAAAGGTCCAAGACTTGATCCACTGGGTAGTGGCGAAACACTAAGTGTAATTCCTTTAGTTGAGCAATTTAATAGTCCATCATCTGATGGATATAACAACCGAGGTGAGACTCATTGTTCAGGTATGGCGAATTATGCGAGCCGTGCCATGATGCTAGAAAATGGAATTGATCCTGCAAATCATGTGATTTTTGCTTCTACAGCTGGCCATGGTGGGTATACGATTGATCAACTAAAGAAGGGCTCAGCTTGGTATTCAGTATTTATTAACCATGTAAATAAAGCAAAAGAACTTAATGCGGGCAAAACTTATCACGTGCCTGTGGTTCCATGGATACAAGGTGAAAATAATGCTTATAGTTTAGGAGAGCAAACACCCTATGCTGTCTATAAAGCTGCTCTTGCACAATTACAAGCTGATGTTAGTTCAGACATTCAAGCAATAACTTCACAAATTGATCCAGTTCGTTTTATAACTTATCAAATGTCATATGCTGCAGCGACATGGCCAGATGTAGCAAAAGCGCAGTTGGATTTGGTAAGGGAAAGTGAAAACTTCATGCTTTCAACTCCTATGTACCACTTTCCATATGCAGTTGCGGACAGTACTCACTTAACTAATATTGGCTACAAATGGTTAAGTGCCTATATCGGGCGAGCTTATAAACAATACATGATCGAGGGGCGTAAACCTGATTTTATTAATCCTTTAGCTGCTCAGATAGTTGGTACTCAGATCAAAATCAAATTTGATGTACCTACATTGCCACTTCAGATTGATACATCAACTCTTGCAATCACTACAAATGCAGGTTTCAAAGTAATGAATGGTTCTAGTGAAATCCCAATCACTAGTGTTACTGCTCTAGATGACACGGTAATTTTACAACTAACAAGTGCACCCACTTCACAAGTAAAAGTCAGATACGCCTTAGATTATTTGGGAGCTGGATTAATTATTCGAGAAGGTGCTTCGGGAAATCTACGTGACTCTACAAAAGATACGGCAATTATTGCAGGAATAACAAAACCGCTTTACCACGTTTGCCCACACTTTGAATTAACAGCATACTTAGATAAAGGAATTTAACATGTCAAACTTAACTTTCCAATCTTCAGATTTTGTGTCAACACGAACAGATCTTCCTGTTCTACAAAGTATTACTGATGTATTACCATCAACGCGATATGAAAAAGACGCATATGGTCACTGGGCTTTTTACGAAAGTGAACCCTTAAAAGATAAAGTAAACTCAAGGGAGCTAACTTTACAAGTTGGGGCAGCTATACAGCCAGTATTTACGAATCAAGGAGTAGCCTTAACAAATGCGAAAGGAAGTGCTTTGATGAGTAATTTGGATGACAGTTCAACTCAAAACATAACAGCAGTTTATATTGCTAAAACAACTGGTCTTGGTCTCTATTTGCTTGGTCCAACTCTTACAAGCTCAGGTTTAACTACAGAGAGTGGATTTGGAGTATATGCAGGGTTAGATTCACAAGACAGCGACAAACCTAAAATTTTTATGAATTTGAAGCCGAAAAAGGCTGATAGTACAGGTGGATTCTCAAATATAAGAACCAATCAAGAAATTCAATTTACTACACCATTTCTAGTGGCCATAAGTGTTGATAAGATGAAGAAAACGGCAACTTTATACGTACTTAAAGGCGAAAATGATTCATTTGTATCAACTTCTTATACAGCAAATTATGAAGATTCCCTGAAAAAAATAGCCGTGGGGAATGCCTACTATCCCGCAGCGGAGAGTGGAACAAGAACCATATTTGCAGAGACAATTTTGTACGATAGAGCCTTGTCGCTAAATCAATTAAAAGTAGTCGCTCAAAGATGCAAGAATCGTTTAAAAGGCATGAATATCATTATTTAAAATCATTCAATTTATTAGTTATCACACCCAATATGGTGTTTTTTTACGCCTAAATTTTCTGGAGAAATAAATGGAACCAGTTTCCACTAGCGGTTTAACAGCACTTTTAAAATTTTATGGTGCAGCAATTATGGTGACATTAGCCGTCGCCTTGGTTGCAGCAGTTGTATTGATGACACGTATGCCACGCTCACCGCAGGAATGGGCCGTAGGACTCATTTGTACGGTTGTCTCAAGTTTGGCTGGCGGCTCATTCATCATCGTGAAATGGGGCCTTCATGAATGGATTACTGATGTATGGGGGATGATGGCACTGGGTGGATTCTTCTTTGTTTGTGGTATTCCAGGTTGGGCTTTAGTCCGGTGGACATTTAACTTTATCAATAAGCAGGAAGGTAAAACGATTATTGAAGTAATCAAAGAAGTTAAAAAAGCCAGAAATGATATTGGAAACAGTTAATGCCGCCTTCGGGCGGTTTTTTACATCTAAAGGAAACCGAAATGAACTTTTGTAATTTACAGAAAACACTTGGTGTTGCAGTCGATGGAAAAATAGGACGTGGCACATTGACAGCTTTATTCAAGAAGCTCGGTGCAAATCAAAGCAGAGCTGAAGAACTTGCTTTAGCTGCAAATGTGCATTTAAAAGAATATGCAATTTTATATAACGAGTTACGCTTTGCACATTTCATCGCCCAGCTTACTCATGAGTCAGGTAACTTTCGATATATGGAAGAAATCGCATCTGGTACAGCATATGAGGGGCGTAAGGATCTAGGCAATATTATGGCTGGTGATGGAGTTCGCTTTAAGGGGCGTGGACCGATCCAATTGACCGGTCGTGCTAATTATCAAAAGTATGGCCGAGCATTAGGCATTGATTTTGAAGCTCATCCCGAACTTGTAGCAATACCAAGTATTGGTTTTCTGGTTGCCTGTAAATTTTGGGTAAACAATGGACTGAATGAGCTTGCTGATCGTGATGATGTGCTAACTATTACACGCTGTATTAATGGTGGTAAGAATGGCTTGGATGATCGTAAATTCATTCTAGCTAAAATTAAGAGTTGGTTGAAATGAGGGTTCTAGCTTTGCTGTGTATTCTGCTTTCAGGATGCACAGCTCATACGATCAATAACAACGTGAATGTGGGTATTTGTGTGAAAGCTCTTTAGAAAGTATCCAAAGTTTTGATATATTTAAGGCTAATATTTAGAGTAAACAAAATATGAAAATATTTGCTTTAATTTTTTCAATTCTTTGGATTATTTCTGTTAGCGTAATTTTATATTTTAAGGTAACCCTTTGGGGGCTAGATGCTAATAATCTTAGTCTCATTCTTTCAGCTATTTATGCTTTCATAACATCTGTTATGTACTTTTATCCTTCTAGTGAAGCGACAATTAAGCAAACAGCTAAGGCTGATAATAAAAGTACAATTACTCAGGTCGGAAGAGATTATAAGGATAAGTGATTTAATGGAGATATTTAGAATGGGTGATAAAGTAGAGCAAACTGCTGAAGCTAAAGATGAAAGCACCATTAATCAAGCAGGGCGTGATATCAACTATGGTCCAAAAATGTATGAGATTATTCAAACTATAGACTACCAAGTAAGTCGTCAGTTTGAAGGGCTTCTTCATAAACATGCACCAGCACTAATCCAAAATGAAATGCTAAAAGTTGAAGCATCTGTTAATAATTTTAAAGAGTCAATGAGTTCAAGATTGTCAGAACAATTTGAAATTTTAAAAAGTTCTTTAAATGAGGACTTGGCTGGAGAAAAATTAGTCCAAGGAGTAACTGATTCGAATTTTCAATATTTATTCCAAGATAGTTTAGAACAAGTTATACGTAAGAAAGATCAAGCCCCACAGGATATTTTGGTTGAATTATTAATTAAGAAAATTGAAACTCAGGATAATTCTGACTATCTTATTGAAGAAGCTATAGAAGTATTGAAGTATTTGAATAAAAATCAAGTAAACTTTATTCTTTTAATAGATATTCTTATCTATGAAATAAGTTATAGAATAAACCAAAATATTTCTGATGAAAATTTAGATTTTTTTAAAACTACTACACTATTTCAAATTAAATGGGTTTTAAATTATTTTTTGAATCAAAATCCATCGATAATTGATTTTGATTATCTTAACTATAAAGGAATATTGATGGATGGTAAGGTATACACAAATCTCTCATCTATTCCTGATGATGTAATAAAATATTGTGTTCCTGAAAAGCTAATTAAAGAACTTAAGATGACAAATGAAGAAATATTAGAAATTCTCTTGCCTGAATTAAAGTTAGTTCTAGATCGTTTTGGTTTAGTTTTACCTTACCAATTTAAAGTTTTAAGTAAAATAGCAAATGTAATTGCTGATAAAAATAGAATTAATTTAATACGATCAATTGAAGAGTTTAAAACTTTACATGAGAGTAAGAAAGAAGAATGGTCTAATTCTATCCTGACGACTATTCAACAGAAGGGGATAGTATCATTGTATTAAATTTAATAAGATTGGCATTTTAGTACAATGAAAATTTTAGGTAGCCAGAATAAAAATATGATTTTTTCTAGGATTTCTTTTCCTTAGGTTTTAAATGGGATATGCAATAGTCTCGTATTTCATCATGAAGTTTAATAGTCTCATTTAACCATAGTTCGTAAGTGGCATTTTGGGGTTTTCCATCTATATTAGCTATCAGTTCATCCTCTTTTAATACCCTTAAAATTTCTGCAATTTCAATAGAAAGTGACTCTTTTCTTTTTTTACTATTATATAGCCTAAAAATATTAAAATTTTGTGATGAGCTAATCTTACCTCTGATTGTTGAGTTTTCTTCCTGTGTTAAATCATAATATCGTCGGTATTTTGTTAAGAATAACTCACGATAAAAATCATCCATAACGAAACAATATTTATCAAAAGAATGATAGAGATTAATTAATGTATCATCCTTTTTAATCTCGCTATAAATCTTGATATTGGGGTAAAGACTTATTATTGATTTAAACATATCAATTCTTTCTCTTTCTAAATAGTCTGTTTTAATAATTAAAAAGTCATCTATTTTTTTAAGATTATTTGAGTCTGATCTAATTTTATGTAATTCAATATATATCGGTTTTAGGTCGATTAAAATATTCGTTAATAAGGAATTTTCTAAGTCATAATTTTTTTCATCTCTCCAATCATTAAATAAAAACGTAGCCACATATGCAGCTGCTAGTGTGCTAATGCCACCAAAAAAACCAGCGATTAATGAAAGTGAATCCTTAATTATTGAACTTGAAGGATATTCTGATAATAAGTAATAAATAAAACCAAATAAAATGATTGTAATAAAAACACAAATTAAAATTATTGTTTGGACAAAGTCTTTAGTACGCATGATTTTTACTATAAAGATAGAAGCTATTGTTAAGTATATAATTTGTACTCAATTTTTTACAGTTATTAACTCATCCCACCTAAATGGATTTCTACTCAATTTATCCCGCGACATCGACCAGTTTCGACCAGGAACAAAACATGGTCCGACTCCTAACTTTTTCTTTCCAAATTTGCTATGGATACCATCCATAGCCTGCATTAGACATTCCTTTTTCTCTATGTGATCAAAGTCAGTCAAAAGGTCATATGTATGGCCAGACTTGGGCTCTAGTCCTGTTAGTATTACGCCACATTTCTTGTATTTAATGCCTTCTTTATAAATTTCACTAACCAATCGTGTCGCTGCTTTGACAAAATCAACTGCGCAATCCGTGGGCTCAGAAAACGAACCTGTGATTGATTTGTTGTAGAACGGCAAATTGGGATCGAAAGGGTTTGACTGTACAAAAGCAATCAAACATCCGCATAAAAGCTCTTCATCACGTAGCCTTTTACATGCATCTTGTGCATACATTGAGATTGCTTCTTTTAAGTCGTTCAGATCAGTTACGCGACCGCCAAAAGATCGGCTGGCAACTATTTGCTTTTTTGAGGGTGGGGTGTGCTCTATCTCAATGCATGAGATGCCTTGTAATTCGTAAATGGTTCTTGCCATCACAATTGAAAACTTCTTTTGCATCTCACGAGGTTCAGCACAAGCTAGATCTAAAACATTGTTAATACCCATAGTTTGCAGCTTTTTTGAGTGCTTACGACCGACACCCCAAACTTCAGAAACGTCTATTTGGGCAAAGTAATATTCTTTATTGCAAGGGTCCATGTTCACTAGATCACAAACACCGTTAAACCCTTGATTTTTCTTAGCTATATGGTTGGAAATCTTTGCCTCCGTCTTGCTGCGACCAATTCCCACGCACACGGGCAAACCAATCCATTTCCATATTTGCTGGCGCATTTGCTGACCGACTTCCTCTAAATCAAAGTTCTTCTCATAAGCGGTGAAGTCAACGAAGCACTCATCAATAGAATATGGTTCAACTTCTTCATCTGTTACGTATGAAGCAAGGATCTTATGAAAGCGCCGTGACATTTCGGCATACATTACATAGTTGCTTGATAGCACTACTACATTATGTTTTTGGACTATCTCTTTAATTTGAAAAAGTGGCACACCCATTTTTATATTTAAGGATTTCGACTCATTGCTGCGCGCCACGGCGCACCCATCATTATTGCTGAGAACAATCACAGGTTTGTTGTTTAAACTCGGGTCAAAGACTCTCTCACAAGAGACGTACATGTTATTGACGTCAATCAAGAAAAAGACTTTGTTCTCATGTTTCATGATTTTCTAATCATTTTAATGACGCAGGTGACAACGCCCCAGATAATTAGTTCTTGTCCTTCTTGTAGGTAAATATTTTTATATTCTGGATTTTCTGCTTTAAGCCATTGGCCAGACTCATCAATCATTAATCGTTTAACAGTAAAATCATTATCAATAAGGGCAACAACAATATCACCGTGTTTTGCATCAAGACTACGATCGACAATGAGCTCGTCATCAATGTCGATGCCAGCGTTGAGCATTGAGAGCGAAGCGACTTTGACAATAAACGTTGCAGTTTCATTTTTTATTAAGTGCTCGTTCATATCGAGCGCTTTATCAATGTAGTCCTGAGCTGGGGAGGGGAAGCCTGCATTGATTTTTTCTAATGCATAGGGGATTAGCATTTGAGTCGAGGGGATTACGAGCTTAATTGAGATAACATCAGATAAAACAATAGATTGATTGAGATAGCGCTTTATCTCAATGATGGACGGTACAATATCGCTCATAGCATTCCCCTTAATTTGATTTCGTTACAAAATCAAATGATATGCTAGAGCAAGGACTTAATTCAAATTTAAAAAGTTGTGGATAAATAACGACTAGTCATTACTTGTCGCGCTAGTCGGTGCATTTGGTCGGAAAATCAACGGCGCTAATTTGCAGTTTTTTTGGGTTTAGGGAAGTAGTCAGCAGTAAATTCACCGATAGGCATCTCAAAGAAAAATTGGTCCGCATCTTCTTTTTTGCAGTTTAGCCAGTCATTTCGATATTCTTCAGGGATTACAATAATCGATCTCTTTTCATCTTCGGGTTTGTGAAACTGTGACATAAAAGAGTGGTTGTCAGCATTGATTGTAAGCATCGACATTGATCTAACTTGTTGGCCTTCAATCACTGTAGAGTCGTAAATTGCAGCTACTGTAAAAGGTAAGCCATCCTCTCGATAAATTCCCCATCTTTCCGCTTTACCATTCACATATCTGGGTTCATAGATCTTTTCTACAGGTATTAAAGCAAACTGGCTTTTAGCCCATGCATGTCGAAAGCTAGGTTTTTTATCAACGGTTTCTGTTCTAGCGTTATACGTATACTTTGAAAATTTTAAATCATGGTTCCATGGTGGAATCATACCGAATTTTACTTGTCGCCATTCGATATGGCCATCTTTAGAAAATATAAGAGGGCAGTCATAACCAGGATAGACATCAGCTTTATAGTCGAAAGTAGGCTCGAATAGATCTAGCAGGTGCACCCGGTCTTTACTTATTGGTTCGTAGTTTGCGCACAT